GGCCAAGGATCTGGTCAGCGGCAGCTTCAAAGAACTGCGCTTCGTGTGCGTTAAGGGGCAGCAATGAAAGGCATCACAACCCTAGCCGCACTCCCCTCTGGCTCTGGACAAGCCGCCCACCTGCCGGCTGAGAACACCTTCACGCTCTACCCATCGGTCCCAAAGCCGCTTGATGTCCAGATCCCAGAGCCGCCGAACTGGCTGATGCGGGCCATCGTCGAGCGCGCCGTCGCTCATCCGCTCAAGGAATGGCTGCAGTCTGATGACGCGCAGAAGGCAATCGCGGCGCTCAAGGTGCCTGCAGTGGGCAAATCGAGCGTGGAATGTCGGGCGACTATCACGCCCATCACCCCGGTGGCACCTGCAATCGCTGTTGGCCCTCGCCACACGCCCGACGACGGTCGCAACGCGCGCGACGTCTATGTCGATGGGGTCAAGACGCCGATGGTCCTGGAGGCCGACACCGAAGAAGGATGGGCGATCGTGCTGCGGGATGCGCGCCTTGGAGAGTTCTCTCCTGGAGGCGTCCGGGAGACGCTCTACGGCAAGGTCGAAGTGTTCCCGGCAGGCACAAAGGGGGATTGATGAGCCTAGACGCCGAAACAACCAAGCTGACCCGCTACGGCAAGGTGGAGATCGAGGGCGGGCAAGTGACCGTCTACGGATTCCGCGGCCAGAACGCTACCTGCCGCGACGTGGCCGTTCTGGCCTGCGCGCATGCCATCGGCGTGCTGCAGCGGGAAATGATGCGCTGCATCGAGACGCCAGGCGGCGGAAAAGTCGCGATCGGAGGTTGATTTGATGATGCGCGACCTGAGCCAAAGAGACCAGTTGGACGGCCTCCTTCGGGAGTGGCACGAATGGCAGAGGGGCTACAACCCCGTTCCGACCTGCAGCGCTGATCCCATGTTCAGGAATGCCAAGAGTTCCAAGGGTTGGGACAGCACCAGCGACGTGATCCAAGACGAACTGCACGGATCGACCATGGAGACGATCGAGGCCCAGGTCGCAGAGTTGCCCGACATCCCGCAGACCAAGCCCTACCGCAGTGCCATCTACGCCATCGCGCGCAACCTGCATGTCGGCGCCTCGGTGTGGGGTAGCCCGCGGCTGCCGACTGATCCACTGGAGCGCGGGATCGTGATCCTTGAGGCCCGTAATATGTTGACGAAGCGCCTGATTCAGGCAGGAGTTCTCTGATGCAGATCAACGATGGAAGCGGCTGGCTTCCCTTGCTGGCCCTAAGCGAGCCCGACGAACTGGATGGCGGAACCTACGGGTTCGCGGTGCCTTACGACCCGGTGCTTCGGGGGTTTGCTGCCGCCATGCGTCTATCGGAAGCCCGCGGCCACGCCATGTTCCGAGGCAAGCGCCAAGAAGGTGATGGCTATCCGTATTGGGTGAGCATGAGCACGACGCCTGAGATGCCACCGGAAAAGCCGATGATCGTGTGGCTGTCGATCTCACCTGCCGACCAGAGCGAGAACGCAACGTGAAATATTCTCAAAAAGGCGTTGACAAGAGAATATTTTCCTTTAATATCGCCTGCGGACGGGGAAGGTGTCTCTAAAAATCCCCTGATCCGCTAGATCTCAAGCCGCCCAGTAGCAATGCTCGGCGGCTTTTTCGCGTTCGCGGGGGCAGGCCAACACCTGACTAGGCTTACTTGCCACCAGGGCCTTCGCCCCGCAACACATCACCCGAGCACATCGTCGAACTTGAAGGCGAGCCACCCGGGCAAAGGTGGCGGTTTCTCCGCGTCCAGCTCCGGGCGTGATCAAGCAAGGAAGAACGGCAGGCAGCCAGCCTCACGAGGTAAGACCGATGGCAACCATGATGCAGAAACTGTGGGCTGACCACTTGGCGCGCCGGCATGTAGTCGGCGACTGGACTGTGGTCAACCTGCTGGCATGGGGCGTGATCTACGCGCTGATCATGGGTGCGGCTGGCCTCGTTGGCTGGGCTGCATCGTGAGCCCCAGGCTCCCAAGCTGGCGCACAGACAAGCGCAAGACAGCAGAGCGTGGATATGGGGCAGCGTGGCAACGCGCAAGGCTCCGATACCTGCAGGCGCATCCACTGTGTGTGATGTGCAGTGCAGAGGGCAGGGTCACAGCGGCTCAGGTGGTTGACCACATCACCAAGCATGAGGGTGACCAAGCGCTGTTCTGGGATGAGGCCAACTGGCAACCCTTGTGCAAGCCGCATCACGACAGCGACAAGCAGATGGCCGAGAAGTCAGGGCATGAGCGAACGAGGTTCGATGCTGAGGGCCGTGTGGTCTGGTAGGGGAGGGGGGGGGTGCAAAAGTTTGCGCCTTTTCCAGGCCTGACCCGCCGTGTAGGTCTTCTTCAATGCAAACCCACAACTCGCCGGGCAACCAAAGAGACCGGAAAGCCATGAAACGAACCCGGTCCGACTCCGCTGCTAGCGCTGTGAATGCGATGGTGAACGCGGCGAAGGACGACCTCCAGCCTCCCGCGCATGTGCGTTTGAGGGATGGAGACGGCCCATTTTGGGCAGGCGTTGTGCGCGCGCGCGCGAGGGACGAGTGGACGGAGGCCGATTTGATCGTGGCCGCACAGCTTGCCCGATGCCTGCATGACATCGAGAAAGAGCAGGCGGCCCTGGACGTTGAGGGGACCGTGATCGAGAACGACCGCAAGACGATGGTCGTGAATCCTCGCGTCTCGGTGCTCGAGCAGTTCGCGCGCCGAGAGATGGCGCTGATGCGGACCCTTCGCATGGGCGGCCGGATCGCTGGCGATGCCCGCGACGAGTCCGGCAAGCGGAAGATTGAACGTCAGTCGCGGAAGGTGCGCGAGGAGCTCGGGGAAGACGAGCTATTGGCGTGAGGCGGAAGAAGAAGCTGACGCGCGGCCAGAGGGTCGTCGCGTTCATCGAAAAATATTGCCTGGCCCCCGAAGGAAAGAACATCGGCCAGCCGATGAAGCTGGAGCCCTTCCAGCGTAAGTTCGTGCTGGAGATCTACGACAACCCGTATGGGACGCATAGCGCGTACCTGTCGATCGCTCGGAAGAACGGGAAGACGGCGCTGATTGCGGCGATCCTGCTGGCCCACCTGGTTGGACCGGAGGCGGTGCAGAACTCACAGATTGTGAGCGGCGCGCAGTCGAAAGAACAGGCCGCGGTGATCTTCGAGCTCGCTCAGAAGATGATCGAGCTCAGCGAAGTGCTGACGCCGCTGGTGCGCATCCAGCCCAGCGGAAAGCGTTTGGTAGGTCTGCGCAAGAACGTGCTGTTCCGCGCGCTGGCCGCAGAGGGAAAGACCGCGCACGGACTCTCCCCGATCCTTGCGATCTTGGATGAAGTGGGCCAGGTGGTCGGGCCGACCGACAAGTTCGTGACCGCGGTGACGTCTGCGCAGGGTGCCTACGACAACCCGCTGCTGATTGCGATCAGCACGCAGGCTCCGACCGATGCCGACATGTTTTCGACGTGGATCGATGGACAGAAGGCGGCGAATGACCCGCGCGTCGTGTGCCATGTGTACTCGGCGCCGGAAGACTGCAGGCTCGACGACAAGAAGGCATGGGCCGCGGCGAACCCGGCGCTCGGCAAGTTCCGATCGATGGCCGACGTCGACAAGCAGTGCAAGAAGGCAATGCTGATGCCGGCCGAGGAGCCGGAGTTTCGAAATCTGATCCTGAACCAGCGGGTTGAGGCGGTTTCCCCCTTCGTTTCGGCCTCGGTTTGGAAGGAAAACGGCGCGGAATGCGGGCCGATCGAGGGCAAAAAGGTGTGGGGCGGGCTCGATTTGTCGAGCGTCCACGACCTTACGTCGCTCGAATTGGTCACTGAGGACGGCGGGGTCCACTCCGAATTCTGGCTGCCGGAGCACGGTTTGGCCGAGAAGTCGCGCAAAGACCGGGTTCCATACGACCTGTGGGCGCGTCAGGGCTTCCTGAACACCACACCAGGCCGCGCGATCGAGTACGAATTCGTCGCGGAAAGCCTTCGCGGGCTGTTTGACCGGTGCGACGTGCAGAAACTGGCTTTCGACCGCGCGCTGTTCGTACACCTAAAGCCTTGGCTGGTGAAGGCGAACTTCTCGGAAGAGGAGTTGGAAAAATTCGAGCCATACGGGCAAGGAACGCTGTCGATGACGCCAGCG